TCTTGTCGGAGATCGAATTGAGCGTTCTTTGCAAGCTGCGCGTGAGTTAGACGAGGTCTATGCGTCTATAGACCGCATAGCTGCTAAGTCAGTTGCAACAGAAAACGAGCGAGTTCAGGCTTTAGGGAAAGGAACGCAAGAAGTCGTTGAGTTAGCAAACAGCTATCGCAATATAAGTGGCCAAGCTAAAACTCAAAAACAAGTACAAAATGAAATTAGGCGAGGCATTATTGAGACTAAGAGAGCTGCATCAGAAGAAGCGCGAATACGATCTCGGGATTATTTGGAGCGGTTGCGGTTAGCAGAGGGATTGGGCCAAGAACGACGTAATGCATTGCTGCTTGCGTCTAGAGAAGAAGAGACTGAGAAAAGAATCAACGCTGTTTTAGAACGGCGTCGAAAAGAGCAAGAGAGATTGCAGGCAACTCAGAGGCGAAGACAGCGTTTTACTGAAGATTTAGCTTTAGGCGCAGGCTTTCCGCTGTTGTTTGGCGGCGGTGCAGGTGCTGTTCTTGGTGGCGTTGCGGGTGCTGCTGCAGGTGGAGGCAAGGGCGGATTTGGTCTTCAAATTTTGCTCAGTGCAATAGGTCAACAATTTGACAAGCTTGCACAGTCAGCAAAAGAGTTAGGGCAGGCGCTCACACCCTTAACTGCTGATGTAGAAAAAGTTTTAGAGGCAGCTGGGACGGCTGGAACGGAGTCAGGTAAGCTAGCGCGACGACTACAGGAAGCAGGAGAAGAGCAGCTTGCGCTTGCTGTTGCGACTGAAGATCTTGCTCGTGTTGTTGGCCAAGATGGTGTAGACGCTCTTAGAGAGTTTGGAAGTCAAACAAGTGAGTTAAATATAGCTATTAACAAGCTTGTTTTAGACGTACAAGTTGGAATAGCCAAGCTAGCAAATGCAGCTATTGCCTTTACTGGAACGACAGAAGAGCGTGAAGTAAGGGAAAGCGTTGAGCAGGCTAGAGGTTTAATTAGGTCTGGCACGGCTTCACCGGAGTTGATTGAAGCTTTTAATAAAAGGACTAGCGGCTTTGACATTACAGGCGCTTTTGGCGGAATTACTCAGGCAGAAAAAGATATTGTGCGTCTTGTGCGAGAGGCCAACAATGAGCGTTTAGAGGGTCTTCGCATTGAAGCGCAAAGAGCAGAAAAATCTAAACAGATTGATCAAGCAAGAACAAAAGCAGCAGGCAGCAAAGTTGCTTTTGAGTCTTTTAACAGGCAGGTAAAGATATTTGAGCTTGGAAATAGCCTTCTTGACGAAAGAGTCGTTAATTTAAAAAGAGAAGATATCATCGCAAGAGGTAACGCTGACACTCAGGCGCTTGCTTTGCAATTAGAAAAAGTCAGAGGCGATTTATCTGCAGAAGAGTCTGTAAAGTTGGAAATTAAAGCTAGAAATCGAAAAACTGATCTTCAGCTGGCACAGTTAGGTTTAAGCGTGCAGCAAGCTACTACCGCTGAAGCTGAAAAAGCAGCTCAAGCGGAAGCAAGGTTGCAACGCTTGAGAGAGCGTGATTTGCAACGAGCAGCACAAAAGCGGGAAGCCGCTGAAGCAAAAGAAGTGCAAACCAAGGGAAACATTATTACACAACTTTCAAATCGACTGGCTCTAGAAAGAGCTGTAGCCACTGGGACTGAAAAGCAAGTTAAACAGCAACAAGAAATTGAACGCCTAGTGGCGCAAACAGATGATTCATTCCGTCCAATTATTGAAAATTATTTCAGGCTAATTAACGCACAACAAGACTTTAACAGAGGAGCTTTGGAGACAAAAAGGCTTCATGAGCAGATTGGGCAAACAATTAGCTCTGGAATTGTTAATGGCATTCAGAGTGCTATTGACGGCAGTAAATCACTTGGAGAGTCATTGTCTGGCATTCTTAAGTCACTTGCTGGAATTTTTCTTCAAGCTGGCATTGGCAGCTTTGGGGTTGGAGGCAACGCGGGTAGTGGACTTCTTGGCCTGCTGAAATTTTCGGAAGGCGGTTACGTTTCCGGTCCAACTCCTGCACTCGTTGGTGAAGGTGGTGAGTCTGAATACATCATTCCTGAAAGCAAGATGCGCGAAAGCATGTCGCGCTATTCACGTGGCGCTCGCGGTTCTGCGGTTATTCCAGAAGCAGGGGGCTCTGGAGCGTCAGGCAGCAGTGGCGGAGCAGCAGTTGGTGCGGCAATCGACGTTCGCTACAGCGTCGAACGCATCAACAGCGTTGATTATGTAACAGCTGATCAGTTCCAAGCTGGAATGCAGCGAGCTGCTGATGAGGGTGCTAAACAGGGAGAGCAGAAGACACTGAAGCGGTTACAGATGAGCAGCGGCACTCGCAAGAGGTTGGGAATGTGACTACATTTGCTTTTGGTCATGTCCTGAGAATTAAGCCTAAGGACACTGTTGACTTTCGGTTTCAAAACTTTTTTATCGGCAAACAGCTGACGCACAACGGTGATGAATATCAGTTTGTCCCGTTTGGCTTTTCTGGTGTTACCGTAAGTCGCACAGGTGATGGCCTTGATGCAGCAGTGGTTTTTCCCAACAATCAGTTAGCTCGTTCTTGGGGCGTCAATGCGATTGAAGGCAGTTATCTGATGGAAGTTGAGGTGCTGATCATTGAAGACTCTAACCCTGACACTGGGACATCAGCAACGCACACAACTGTCCACACTTATACCGGCGTCGTTACTGGTGGGCAGTGGGATAACGTTTCGCTCAATCTTGAGCTGAGTTCAGTGTTGGATGCTGTTGGAACAGACGTTCCAATGCGTTCTTTAACGCAAAAACTTGTGGGTAATTTGCCGGTTAGCAGCAGTGTTCGACTGCAGTGATCTAATTGGAATGCCCTATCGGCTTGGAGCTGACGGCAGTGACGGCCATATTGACTGCATCCACCTGTGCTATCAGGCATTGGAACGAATGGGGATTGACGCTCCACCGTTCAAGCAGTCTTGGTATGAGGCTAGTAAGTGGGAGATTTGCCGAGACCTTATGCGCTGGGGTTCCCGAGTAGATCGGCCTCAGTATGATGGAGACATCTTGTTGCTGCCGGAGCGGTCTTGGACATTCGCAGTGATGTGGCAGGGGGGAATTCTTTACGTTCACCCGGCGCTAGAAAAAACACAGTGGTCTTCGGCCCAAATGTTTTTGACATACCACTGCTTCCGTACGAAAAGCAGTTAATTAAAACTATTAGTGTAACAGAAGAGGAGTATAAAAGATTTGCTGCTGAAGCAAGAAGGCGGGGTGCGATAAGACCAGCCGAGTATGAGCATATTCCTGATATTCAAGCAGCGCTTGTTGTAGCGGGTGCGAGCTATTTAGCACCAACTGTAGCTGCAGTGGCAGGTGGGGCAGGTAAAGGTACAGCAGCAGTAATTCTTACCAATGTTGCAGTCAGTCTTGTTTTGACTGGCGTTGCCTATCTTTTGACGCCAAAACCAAAGCAACCTGAAGCATCAAAACGTACACAGCTGGATCTTGGAAGTGTTAGTGGTGCGAGTCGTTTTACTCCAAGTAGTGGTTTTGACACGATAACCGAGCTTGCAGATTACGGCGCACCAATTCCAATTATTTTTGGTCTTTACAACGAAGAAAAGAATATCGGCGGCATGTTGATTACGCCGAAACTGGTGTGGTCGCGTATGTTTAGCCATGGAACGCAGCAGTCGGCCAAGCTGATGTTTGTTGTGGGTGAACAGGGTCATGCTGACGCTGTTGCTCCTGACGGTATTGAAAAACCTGACCTTGAAGGTATTTATCTGGGCAACAATGCTTTGGATGCCCTGTATGAAGACTTTTTTGCGTTTTACTGGAAACGCAACTCACCATTAGGAGAGCTTGATACATCATCAGGTTTTAATCGGTTGCGATTTGGCAATCTTGCGTATGGAACGTCAGGTGGGCCAAGCAAAGGAGACCCAGAAAAATTCAATGGAGAAGGGGATGATGCTTTTCTGTGTCCAAGTGACACAAGCGACAAGGATGAAAGTTTTTGTCACGCATTTTCTTTAACTAATAATGCTCGGTTCGGGATGTATGGAGCCTTGCCGAACGGCAACGCATTTAGGGTGAACTATGAGGTTGTAAGCATTCCAGACGGAACGGCCAATAGACAAGTTTTTGTGCTGGTTCTTCGCCGAATTAAAATCGTTGGCGCCAAAGGCGAAGATATTGATGCTGGAGACGAAGACAAGCTGCAGAAGGTTCGCAAGCAAGATCAAGAGGGAACAGGGCGTCAATACAGCCCTCGCATGGGCATAACGAAGCTAATAAAAACAGATGGATCAATTGAAAGCGTCAGTGGTAGCGACAGCATTCGTGAGACGCAAAGAGTTCAAGAGGGAGACATTGTTGAATTTACGATTGTCCCAACAAGCATCCCTGAAGACAAGTATCAAAGGAGTAATAATAGGGGTGGCGAAAGTGTTGGTGACATTAATGGTTCTGTTGAAGCGGAACAAATTGCAGCCGATGAAGCAATGCAAATTGGCGAAGAATTTGCTATTGGCAACACTCGATGGGTAGTGTTTGGAAGAACATTAGAGCGGTTTGACCCTGAAATTAATGACATTCAAAAAATTCGTCTAAGGTGTATTGATAACAACGAGTCGCGCCAACAGTTGGTTGGCCTTGTTAGCGAACAAAATGTAGTAAACCCTAGTAAAGGTTTTATAACTGATGAGGACGGAGTTGGTGCTGCATTTTTTCCAATTACAAGAACGGCCACTGGAATTGTTAGAAACAACAAGCCAGCTGTTGTAACTGAAATCGGCATTCGCAGTAAAGTTTTTCAACGCTTAAATGGTCTTTGCGCTTTTAATACTGTTCCTACTCCAAACGAATTGGATGAGTTTGACGACGAAGAGGTAAGTGTGCGCTCTG